CATATATGAAAGGAATATGATATGACTAAGTTACTCTACAGCGACCTCCGGCAAATCAATGTAAACGAACATACTGAGAAGAAAGGAAAATTAACATACCTCTCTTGGGCATGGGCTGTTCACTATCTGCTGGAAGATGATCCGTCAGCAAATTGGAAGTATGGAGAGCCAAAGATGTTTGGCGAGACGATGATGGTCTTTTGCAGTGTCACAGCGTTTGGCAAGACCATGACTTCACAGCTACCTGTCTTAGACTACCAAAACAAGGCAATTAAAAATCCTTCTGCAATGGATGTAAACACGGCAATGCAGAGATGTCTGGCTAAGGCTATCGCACTGCATGGCATCGGCTTGTATATCTACGCCGGAGAAGATTTGCCATTAGTTGAGGTAGATGACGATGCGATAGAAGAGCAGATCACGGTCGCGATACGAATGATTGAGAGCAGCGAAACAATAGAAGAGCTAAAGACCAATTACTTCCCGGCTGCTGATACGTTTAAGAGCAATCCAGAAGCAACGATCCGTCTAGCTAACTCTAAAAACAAACGCAAAGGAGAATTAGCATGAGTCCATCATCACAGAACTTTTGGCTACTAGGGCAACTAAAGAAGAAGCGGCGCTTAACATCTCTGGATGCAATGAAAGAGGCCCAATGTATGAGACTGTCAGCTAGAGTTTATGATTTGCGCTGCATGGGCTATAACATACACACTGAGAATGTCTGGCTTGATAGCGGCAAGGTCATTGGGAGGTACTTTCTAAAATGATAGCTCAAGGGACACCAGAATGGTTTGCACAACGGCTAGGCCATGTAACTGCGTCTAGGATGAGCGATGTATTAGCAAAGGGTAAGGCAGGAGAAGCTGTTACCCGACAGAAGTACAGGATGCAGATCATTGCAGAACGTGTTTCTGGTCAAGTAGCAGACAGTTTCAATAATGCTGCGATGCAGTGGGGTACTGACCATGAACCTCTTGCCAGAATACGCTACGAGGCCGATACAGGCTATTTTGTAGACGAGGCAGAGTTCTGCTTTCATCCTACGATAAAGTGGCTTGGCGCGTCTCCTGATGGCATTATCAGTGGTGTTAATGCGTTAATCGAGATCAAGTGTCCTAACACCCAGACGCACTTGGGATATAGGCTTGATAACAAGCCACCTGCTGCTTACATTAATCAGATGCAGTGTCAGATGTGGGTAACTGACGCAACTTATTGCGACTTTGTAAGCTACGACCCACGAGTGCCAGAGCATCTACAGCTATTTGTCTCAAGACTGCGGAGAGATAACGATCTAATAGCTAAGATGGAAACAGAAGTAGTTAAGTTTTTAGGTGAAGTAGATGACGCAATTAAACAACTGGAGAAAAAATAATGTCTGATTTAAACCAATGTAGTTTCATAGGTCGGCTTGGCAAGGATGTAGAGCTACGAGTTACCCCGGCAGGCGATTCTATAGCTAACTTCAGCATAGGCTGCGGCTGGAAAACAAAAAGCAAAGAAGGAACGGAGTGGGTCAACGTCAGTGCTTTCGGTAAGCTGGCTGAAATCTGTGGTCAATACCTCACGAAAGGCAGTCAAGTGTTCGTGCAGGGAAAAATGAAAACAGATAAATTTGAGGACAAGAACGGCGTTACCAAGTACAGCACCAAGATTAGTGCAGATACGGTGCAGTTTCTAGGCAAGGGCAAGGAGTCTGATGCTACGGTAAAGCATGACTCTAGGAATATGGCTGCTACAAAAGCTCCTACAGACCCTTACAAATCCGCTTTCGATGATATGCCGGACGATCTTCCATTTTAGCGTACAATTAATTTGCGTGATTGGTAGTTGCGCTCTTTGGGCTACGAGAAATCGTGGCCCTTTTTTTGTCTGTAAATATAGTTGACAACTCTAATAGTTCTATATAATATCTCTACATCAGGTTCATTTTGAGTCTGACTACAGGAGATGCAAATGAATAATTTTGACGTATACGAAATACCAAACACATTTACCACCGACCTTTCGCTAGATACCCAGATAGAGTTAGGTATATGTGACTGGATCGCCGAAACCTTTGATGGTCGAGTAGGCTTTGGGCATACAAAAACAGAAGCAGTTACTAACCTTTTATCGAGCATACAAGCATGAGTAAATATGACGAGTTCTTCCCGCGCCAAAAGCGACCACCATTCGAGCCGACACCTTGGCTCGTAATTATTATCGTGGTGATGGCGATTGCCTTCACTTCCTACCTCTCACAATGCGGAGCATAAAATGATTACAGACTTCCAAGTATCAGCAGCACGATTAGTAATAAGTTTCTCACGAGCAGATAACGAAACTAAAGCCAACCTATTAGACTCATACTTTGCAATGGTCAGACAGTATGAGGAAGCTAAGTACCACAACAGAGAGCAGGAGCAGAATCAGGGCTTGGACGAGGTGCTAGACGATCCACGACACGGACAGGCTGAACCGCTAAACAGAGGTGACTTCTAATGAACTCAAACTACGATACTAGCCCCAGAACGCTCAGAGAGGGCGTAGAACGCAATAAGTCTCACGATGGTTATCTACCCTACCTAAACGCACCACGAGGGCTTGTAGGAGGCTACTCATCCGGCTCATGGGCTGAAGATGACAGGCGGCTGGTGCTATGGATTAAAGTGGCGTTTGTAGCTGCGATAGGAGGTCTAATATGTATTATTCTGACGATTGGCGTCAATTAGCATGGGATTCCTTATTAATTAAGGGATGGGGTAAAGATGTTCGTATGCAAAGTCTGATTGATATGTACAAAAAGGACTTTACAGAGCAGCAGTCTCCGTTCTCTGAGCTTAGAAGGTTTCCGTATATGTGGGATTTAGGTCTTTCAGCTAGGGTATTTGTGGCGCGATACATACCTAAGTTGTCAGCAAAGCTCTGGGATAGTCCAAAGGACGCACAGTTCTGGCTAATGATGCACGGAGACAAGGTAAACAGACAGGATAACCCGGCTGATGCAGAGTCACGCAGAAAGGACATTAATCTAATAAAAAAGTCTATGAGAGAGGATAAAAAAGCAATTGCCGGAAAGATGGAACGTAAGGATTTGTACGCCAGCTACAGGCCTAGCGGTCAATGGAATGTATGTAAATAAATATAATACTCTGGTATAATTATGATATATATCAGGAGGAAGTATGGCACGAGCAGTATCTACAATTCGGGCGTTACTAAAGGATTATGTTGGAGAGATCACATTGGCTGAGATAGATGCTAGATGTGATCTAAAGACTTGCGAAATCTCAATGGCCTTATGCTACTTACTAAAGCAGAGATATGTTACTAGAGTGCCTATAAAGTCTAATCTGATACTGGGCCGTAAAGAAGTCTGGCTGTATACCTACTACACAAAGAGACAACCTATTGTGTCCTGAGTGCCAGATAGCAGAGAAGAACCCTAACTCTGGCTTATATCAATTCAATTGCCGCAGTTGCCGACAAAGACTAATATTAAAGAATAATTGCAGAGAAGTAAGAAAGAGGCTAGTCATCCAGTTTAGAAAATGGGGTGAGAACGAGGCAACAGAAGAGGGAGTCTGCAAGTGTAAGGAGTTCTGTTACAGGCAAAGGATGGTAGATGGACGAGGCTGATTACGCTACAGAGCAAGCAGAGAAACGACTAGCAATCCTGATTAAACGGGCCAGTAAGCCATTAGTTAAAGGATCGCCGGGTGACTGCGACCTATGTGGCGAGTGGTCAGGACGATTGGTAGAGGGTTGCTGCGCTCCATGTCGAGATTGTTACAAAATCAAATAACTAGGAGAGATAAATGAGTCATTCACCACAGCAATTCGTACTAACACTACTGCACAGCATTACTAACGCCCACATACTGCACTTCCAGACCAAAAGCTATAGCGAACACGTTGCGCTAGGTATGTACTATGAGGAAGTAGAAGATCTAGTAGACTCGTTCGTAGAGGCATATCAAGGCTGCTACGGGATCATTAGCGATTATGAGAAGTATTACTTACTACCTACACCACCACTAAAGTATCTGACAAGTCTAAGTAAGTATGTAGAAGATGAAAGAAAGAAGCTACCGCAAGACTCAGAGCTACAGAATATAATAGATGAGATAGCGCAACTAATCGACAGCACCATCTACAAGCTGAAATTCCTAGCATGATACGCATGGTGCGAACACACGCAGGATACGCAATGCACGAGATAATCTGCGATGCAACAGGAACTCCTGTAAGCAGCTTTCCAGCAGTAATTCAAGGTATGACAAGATTAGACGCTATAAAATACTTGGGCGATGTGATAGAAGCAGCTAAACTCCCAGCTATTAGACTCAATGAAATACGCACTGCACATTAATCATCCTGTAAAATCAGGAGATTGCGATCTTTGTGGTCGCTATAGTAGCAAGTTGATTCACGGTGTATGCTTGCCGTGTCGATTAAAATTTAAGCAAAAATAAGCGAGATATATGATGGTCATTAAAAAAGCAAGTAAAACTGGTAGACCACCCGGCCCCGGTAGACCAAAAGGGCTGGCAAATAAGTCTACAGTAGCCGCTAGAGAGGCTATTGCCCGGTTTGTTGATGGTAATGCTCATCGAGTGCAGGAATGGCTAGACCTGATCGCTGAGACCGAAGGCCCATTAAAGGCTTTCCAGTGTTACACCGATATGATCGAGTATCATGTACCAAAACTAAGTCGCACAGAACTCACTGGCAAGGATGAAGGGCCAGTTCAGATGGTGATTAAGTGGAAACCAACGAAGTAGAGCTTGATTACGAGCCAAGGCGGGCGTTCATGCCGTTCCATGAGAGGACGGAACGCTGGGCCTGTCTAGTGGCCCACAGGCGAGCAGGTAAGACAGTCGCAGCTGTGAACGAGCTAATTCGTGCTGCCGCTGTCTGTGCGTCTGCTATGCCCTTATTTGCCTACATAGCACCATACCGCAGTCAGGCCAAGTCCGTAGCGTGGGAATACCTCAAGCACTACGCTAGACCAATACTCGCATCAGTCAATGAGTCTGATTTGTACGTTGATCTAGTCAATGGAGCTAGGATAAGGCTATTTGGCGCTGATAACGCTGATGCCATGAGAGGTTTGGGATTTGATGGGCTTTTTCTGGACGAATATGCAGATTTCAAGCCTAGCGTCTGGGGCAGTATTCTGCGTCCAGCACTCAGTGACAAGCAAGGCTGGTGCGTCTTTAGCGGTACTCCGAAGGGTAAAAATCAGTTCTGGGACATCTATAGCACAGCTCAGAGAATACCTAGCGAGTGGTTTTGCTTGGAGCTACCTGCATCGGTCAGCAAGCTATTGCCAGAGGGTGAGCTGTCGGCTGCTAAGGCTCAACTGTCACCTGACCAGTATATGCAAGAGTATGAATGCTCATTCGAGGCTGCAATACTAGGCGCGTTCTACGGCACAGAGATGCGTGAGGCTACAGATCAGGGTCGCGTCACTAGAGTAGCCTATGACAATAACGTGCCTGTTCATACTGCTTGGGACTTGGGATATAGGGATGATACGGCGGTCTGGTTTTATCAGGTAATCAGAGATGAAGTACATTTAATAGACTTTTACGCCGTTTCTGGTGCTAATATTGATGAAATTGCTGCAAATATCCTGTCAAGGCCGTATAATTTCGGTAAGCACCACCTGCCGCATGATGCACGAGCTAAGACTCTGGCGGCTGCTGGTAAGTCAGTAATTGAGCAATTGGCGGTACACTTTGGCATCAATAGCCTAGCTATCGTGCCAGACCTGTCAGTACAGGACGGTATACAGGCTGTTCGTAAAGTCTTGCCGCAGTGCTGGTTTGATGCAGACAAGTGCAGTGAAGGCATAGAGGCTTTACGTCAATACCAACGAGAGTATGATGAGGACAAGAAGGCGTTTAGGCAGACACCAAGACATGACTGGTGTTCTCATCCGGCAGACGCTTTCCGAATGTTATCAATAGCTTGGCGGTCAGAGCCGCGAGTCAGACAACCTGATGCAGCTAAACCGCTAATGGTAGGAGAGCAAAACACAGCAACACTTAACGATGTTTGGGCGCAAGCAAATCAACCAAAGAGAGGCAGAATATGAGCATACAATCACCATTTAGATACCAGTACGAACACGTTGCAGCCAGTCAAACAGCACAAGTCTTAGGCGGCACAGGCGCAATCGGTGACTACATCCACAGACTAATATGTACAGTCACCACCGCTGCTACAGGCAATGTAGTGCTAGTGGACGGAACAGGCGTAGGCATATTGACCCATACAGTGCTACCTGCATCATGCGGCACAGGTATCAATGTCTACAATATCGAGATCAACGCTGCATCTACTACTGGTGCATGGAAAGTAACGACAGGAGCAGGTGTTGAGGTTATGGCTGTAGGCATATTCTCAGCATAATGCCTAGTCCTAAACAATACGCAGAAGGTCTGAAAGCTAGAGACAAGG